AAAACAAGAAACTAGTTGATTTTTGAAACATCTCACGATTCTTCATTTGAACCCACTTCAAAAAAATATTTACCAGATAAGTTTTTATTCTGTAGTGATAATCAATTAATAAAATTTAGAAGTTTAGATGTACCAGCATGTGTGATAGAATATCCTGTTGATATGAAATCTAAAAATACAAATAGAGGTGCTATGTTGACAGAGTTGGGTCTTGATCCTTCTTTGAAACATGTATTAAATGTTGGATTATGGACATCTAGAAAAAATCAAGCAGAAATTATCGAATATGCCAGACACTTTAATGATGTTCAATTTCATTTTGTGGGAAATCAAGCAGAAAATTTTAAAGATTACTGGGAACCATTGGTTTCAAATATACCAGACAATTGTACTATTTGGGGAGAAAGATCAGATGTAGAAAAGTTTTATTCATGTATGGACTTATTTTTATTTACATCAAGAGGTCATGATGGAGATAAAGAAACAAATCCATTGGTAATGAAAGAAGCATTGTCATGGAGTATGCCAGTATTAGCACATAAATTAGATTCATATCTTGATAAATTAGATGAAAAAGTTACTTGGCTTTCAGAAGATTTTAATATTAATTTAGTTAAATTATCAAGAATGTTGGGTCTTAGTGATCGCCTTTTAAATTGTTCGATTGATGATACAAAAGTAAATTTTAATTTTTTAAATTTATATGAATGTTTTCATGAAAAATTATTATGTATGTATGAATTAGATAGTGATTTATTGTTGTATAGATCCTTTATTATGACTAATGCTATGTGGGCACAACCTCATTGTGGTAAAGAAGTTTTAAATGGATTAACTATAAGAATATTCGATGCACCTAAAGATTATTATTCTAATCTAACTGATTTTAATTTAGTAGATCATCATCATCTTTTATTTGAAAAATCGTTTACATTTAAAACTGAAGTTGATGTTAAAATTTTAGGAGAATATAGAAAATTTTATGGACTAGCAGATGATGCTTCTTCTTGGTTTACATATTATGAAACTTTGATAAAAGAATACTATAAACAATTGGAACTAAAAGAGGGAGATACTGTAATTGATATTGGTGGTCATTATGGGTTTTTTGATCTGTATGCATTAGATAAAAAAGTTTCTCATATACATGTTATTGAACCAACGAAAACTTCTTTTGATGTTTTGTCAAAAAATTTAAGAGGTTTTAAAAATGTTAGAAAACATAATTTAGCAATTTCTTCAGATAATGAAGATAGAACTTTTAATGTTGTGGGTCCTTCTGCAACATGTACATTTCATGAAAATTATAATACCAGTGAAGAAAATCCAAATTCACAAGGTATCATTAAGAAAGAAAATGTTAGATGTCTTACGTTTGATCAATTCATGAAAAATAATAATATTGATAGAATAGATGCATTGAAAATGGATTGTGAAGGTGCTGAATGGGACATACTTCCAACTATTAATGATGATTTTTTTAAATTTAAATTAAGAAAATTTTCTATGGAAGCACATGAATTTGGTATTGATAATATGAAAGAACGAGCAGAAGAATTTGTTTCAAAGTTAGAGGGTTTTGGTTATCAGGTTGTTACTGAAAAAGAAGTAAAACAAGGACAGACGGGAAATCTGTGGGCCACAAGATATCCTAAAATAAAAATTGTTCATATGTTAGTTGATAAAAGCGGTGAACGAGAAAAGAAATCAATAAAACATCTTAAAAAATTATCAGAATATTCTGGTTGGGAATATGTTGAAAGAGTAAATTCTTTACAAACAGAACTTCCTCCTAAAAGAAATTGTGCTAGACCAAATGATGTTCAACTAGAACCAGGTGATTATAAATTAACTCCTGCACATTATGGTAACTATGTTGCACATAAAGAAGCAATAGATGCTCATTTAAATGAAGGAATTGATGCTATTTTGTTTTGTGAATGTGATGCCATTTTCATAAAACCTGTACATGAGGTTTATAGAACTATAATGGATCGTTTAGATGATATGATTCAGCATGATTTATATTTTATGAACTTCGGTAAAAGAATTCCTGATTGGTCTTATGATGAGTATGAACATTTTGGTATAACTGATAGGATGTCAGAAGCACATTGTTACTTACTATCTACAAATATAGATAGAAGGGTGTTTTTTAGAGAAAAGTTTCATTCATCTAAATGGGACACGTATGATTTGTGGTTAAATGATAATATTTTTAATGATGAGAAGTGTGGTATAGTTAAAACTCCTCTTTCAATTCAATGTTCAGGTAATTCTTATTTAGATAAATCATTTAAAGATGGTACTACCTTATTAACAGATGAAGATATAGAAGTTGATCATGAAAATTTTTAAATTATCTATAGTTACTTCTTGTTATAATGCTGAATCATATTTGGATGAATTAGCAAATTCTATTTTTGATCAGAATTATGAAGATTGGGAGTGGATTGTTGCGGATGATTTCTCTACTGATAATACTCTTTCTAAAATAAGAGAATTAACACAAAAAGATAATAGAATAAAAATAGTTCGCCCTAATCATAAAAAAGAAATTTGGTGGAATCCACAAATTCATGCTACTGGTGATATTGTATGTCATTTAGATGCAGATGATAAAATATTACCAAGAACTTTTGAACGAATAAATCATTATTTTAATTTGTTTCCTGAAGCAATACTGCTTCATTTTAATGCAAACAAATACTACAACGAATTTCCTAACGACCGCACTAAAATATTTGATAATTTTAAAGATAATGTGTATATGACAAGGGACAACGATTCTTTCTTAGAAGGATTTGAGAAGTTGTGGCCCCATAGATCAAATATTTTTGGTTATTTAAGAATATTTAAAAACATACCAGGCCTACATTTTCCAGAACATGAAGATGATGATGCTTGCTTATCGAATGATGGGCAATGGCTTTTGCATCTAGAACGATATGGAAAATGGTTGACAATACCCAGAACAACTTATATTGCAAGAGATCATAATCAGTCAGAAAACTATAGAAATTGGAATCCTAGAGGTGAAGCAAGATTAGTTATTAATGAAAAAAATGATAGAAAGAATTTCATTTTAGAGTATCCTAGAAATATCAAATATTTTGATGATATCTATGATTTAGCAGAATCAACATATTTGAGTAAATTAAATTATGAAGCGGATAAACAAGTTGTAAGTTTTTTAAATTTTGATTATACACATGAGCAAAAGGATAAAGTAAAATATTTATTTTTTGATCACAATATAAATTTTGACAGATATACAGACGATATATCTTACTTTTTTATAAAGATTAATCTTCACGATACTCCTGAATCAATATTGAAACATATGAATAATTTGCCTGCTACAAATTATGAAATAGTTCTATTTTCAGATAATCTACACTTACATAAAAATAATCGTGTTCAGACTGACAATATTGAAGACATAAAACAATCTGTTTTGTCAACAGGACGTAATCTTTTTTGGTATACACAAGATAATAGAATACATTTTGTTTCTCAAAATCAACAAGTAAAAGAAGTTAAACAAATTACAATTACACAAACAGAACCAAGTGTTTTAAGTAATCTGTATAATTATAGCACTCAAAAAGCCGATACGATTATTGAAGAAAAAGATTACTTAAAAATAATGCAAGTGCATGTTGGTTGTGGTCTTGAAATTCCTCCAAAGGGATATGGGGGACTAGAAGAAGTTATGTATCAATACATGAGAGTTGCAAAAAGCAGAGGACATGAAGTAGAATTAAAATGGTTAGATGATATAACTCAATCAGATTTAGAAAAATATGATGTTTTTCATAATCATACTGGAGGATTTCATGATCTGTTAAGAGATAGATGCATACCTTATATTTTTACTATGCATGATGCTTTTGTTAAAATACATGGAAAAACTTCTCATTATTATATGACTAATAATGAAACTATTAAGAATTCTTTGTTTAGTCTAATACCTACTGAAGATATGATAGACTATTTTTTATATCCTGATAAATTAAGAAGATTACATCATGGTGTAGATACCAATTTTTATTTTCCACAGAACGATAAAAAAGATTTTAGATTGATATGTGTTGGAGGTGGAGATGAAAGAAAAGGATTTCATTTAGCAATTCAAGCGGCAAAGAAATTAGGATTTCCTATAACAATAGTTGGTCCAGATTCAGTTCATGATGATTATAATAAGAAATTTTATGATGTTGTGGAAGATTGCAAAGATCATATTGATATTGAACTTTTAGGTAATGTTGAAAAGAATGAATTAAGAAAGATTTTAAATGAACATCACATAATGATTCATCCAGCATCTTTAGAAACAGGTCAACCTTGTCTTGCCGTTCTTGAAGCAATGTCGTGTGGTTTACCTATAGTCGGAACAATGCAAGATGAAATTTCTTTAAGAGGATTTGAACTTTGTACGAGAGAGGTTAGTGATATTGTTGATAAGGTTAAACTTGTTTTAGCGGACTATGATGAATATTCAAAAGAAGCAAGAAAGTTTGCAGAAGAAAGAGATTGGGAAAATATTTTTGATGAATTAGAAGAATATTATTATGAAGCAAGATCCTTAAAACATACAAAACCTTTTGATATGAAAGATCGATTATTATTTGCTTATAATAATACTAAGAAAGAAGGAAGAAATGTATTTTCTTTGGATATGAAAGTCAATCCTTATTTGAATATAAGAGGTTCTATTCCTGCTTCATATGATGTAAACTTTATTGATAATGATACAGGACATGTACATTATACAAACAAGGTTTCTAATGGTGGTTGGGTTGCATGTAATATAGATTATTATGTGAATTGGAGAATACAAGCAGTAAATGATAAAACAAAAGAAATAGAATTTGAATATGATCAAGACTTGAAGGATAAAAAGGTTTGGGTTTCATTAGACTCAAAAGCATTGGGAGATACTTTAGCATGGCTTCCTGTGGTTGAAGAATTTAGAAAAAAACATAAATGTAAAATGTTTTGTAGTACATTTTGGAATAATTTAGTATCTGAAGAATATACTGAAATAATTTTTTCAGAACCAGATTCTGGTTCAGATGATTATGATTTTTATTATAGAATAGGTTTTTTTGAAGTGGGTAGAGAAACTCCTGTAGATATGAGACATATTTCTTTACAAGGATTATGTGCTGGAATTTTGGGTATGAAAGATTGGAAAGAAACTCCATGCAAAGTAACAGTACGAGAAGAAGAAACAGAAATAGAAAAACCATATGTCTGTATTGCTACACAATCTACTGCACAAGCAAAATATTGGAATAATGCAAAAGGTTGGACCAAAACGGTTGACTTTTTAAAGAAAATGGGATATAATGTTGTTTGTATTGATAAACATGCTTCTTTTGGGAAAGATAAATATTTTAATCATGTTCCAGAGAATGCAATTGGTAGACATGAAAGAACTATAGACCAAACAATAGCAACATTAAATGGTGCTGAATTTTTTATTGGATTGGGGTCTGGTTTATCATGGTTAGCATGGTCTCTAAACAAATATGTAATTTTAATATCGGGATTCAGTAATCCTGGTTCAGAATTTACTACAAAGTGTATTAGAGTTCATAATGACAAAGATTGTAATAGTTGTTACAATCGTTATAAATTTGATCCTTCGGATTGGTTATGGTGTCCAGATCATAAGAATACAGATAGAATGTTTGAGTGTAGTAAAAATATTACTCCTAAAAAAGTCTATACTGCTATTAAAAAAGTAATAACTTTAATAAACAAAAATGATTAAATCAATAAAACCTCAAGATTTTGCAATTATAATAGAAGACATTGTTAAGAGTAAAAAAATGTCTTACTTAGATGCAATATCTCATTATTGTGAAGAAACTAAAATGGAACCTGAGACAGTAGGAAAACTTGTTCAAGGTTCGTTAAAATCCAAGTTAAGAGATGAGGCTGTAGACTTGCATTTTCTCCCAAAAACTGCTACAATACCAGGACTATGATAAAAATGGAACCTTTTGATTGTTATAGAGAATACGTAGCAATCAAGACTCATTTCCATGCTGATAAGTATGACTATTTTAAGCATAAAAAAAGAAAAATCTCATTAAATACTTTTAAAAAACGTAATGATCAATTATTCTTTGTGAAATTATCAAAAAATTATAAGGATGATGAGATATCGAAATTCTTTGTTGCTAACTTTATAGAGAATGAAAACTTATGGATAGGAGATGCTCTTGATTCGCAAGCAGAATTTCAATATAAAGAATGGCAAAAAAGAATACAAAGCATGAGTTATATTTTTAGTAATGATATAGAAAAGTTGTTGACTAAAGAAGATTTTGAAAATTGGTTCAAAGTTGAAGATGGTCAACATCCTGTATTGCTAAAACAAACGATTGCTAAATATATTTGTATGGAAACTTTTTCCATACTTAATATGATTCTTAACTTTGTTCCTGACTGGGACAAAAAGATAAAAGAAAAAATTATCTGGCCTCAGTTTAGAACTAAAGTTTTGAAATATACTCCATTTTTGGAGGTGGATAAGACGAAGTTTCGTAAATTGTTACGAGACAAAATAAATTAAC